CTGATACTGGCCTGACGCCATCATCATCTCGTCTTTCGCCTGATTCATAAGATCGAGATACGCCGGCGCCGACACCGGCGGCTTTTCCCGCTCGGGCCGCGTAAGCGCCTGCCCGTTTTCGCCTATGCCGTTGTAGACGAGCACAGCCTTGTTCGTCGTATTCGCGTTCGCCCAATCCTCGACGCGGCCCTCGATGGCCTCGGCCGCCGCGATGTACGGCGTCTTGGTCTGGAGGGCGACGAACTCGGCCGCAGCACTCGACGCATAATTGTAGATGCGCTGGGGATCGAGCAGCGCCCGGGTGTGCCCGCGCCGGTCCATGATGCCGTCGATGACGAACTCCTCGCCGATCACCGGGACAATCGGGATGTATTTGCAGGGGAATATCTTCCGGTCGATGATCTCGTGCCCCGCGATCTTGTACCATTCGACCTCCGGGCGCCCGATGTCGCGGCTGCGGACGATGTTCGGCTTGGCCGCCTGCTTCCAGCCCTTCGCCATCTTGCTTTCGACCACAATGGTGCCGTCGGCAAGCTGATGCAGATGGTCGGTTTTCTCGACGCGGCGAAAATACTCGGCGACCCGGACATGGTGTTTCGTACTCCACATGTCGCCGCGATTATCGAGCGGCGCGGTCGACGACAGTTTGTCGCGGCCATACTCGGATATGAACTCGTCGCGCGGCATGTCGAGGAACTTGAACGCGAATCGCATGTCCGACTTATCGTATTCCTTGGCGTCGGGGTCGATGTAGATGCTATCGGGCCTGTCCTCGCGGCGGATGAAAATGTCCTGATTGAAGCTCTTTTCACCGACATACTCGGCCACGACCCGCAGATATCCGATGCCCTGTTCTACCTGATAATAAGCGGCGGTGCTGTATGCGTCGGTCGCCTTGCTCTGCGCCTCGATCCGCCGGACGCATGCGGAGAACACCTGCGCGGCCTCGTAGGTAGCGCCGCCGCCGGTGGGGCTGACCTTGACCTGTGCTTTGTGCTGTCGCGCGTCGTTGACGATTTGCAGGTTATGCTGGCGCGTCTTGTTGGTCGTCAGCGTCGGCCGGTCCCCGCGAATGCGGAGCGCGTCGTCGCCCCACTGATATTTGTTGCGGCTGTCGCCGTGCGCGAACCGTGCGTCGGCCTTGGCGTTCTGCCGCGCGAACGACTCCCAGTCGACGCAGCGGTCGAATCGCTTGTGCGCCTCGCCTACGATGCGCTCGTCGGGCGTGCCGGTTAGCTCGTCGTCATCGGTCATGGGTCAAGCAGCGTCCCGTCGATGATGCCGTGCGCTATGACCACGACAGCCTTGAGCGATTGCTCCGGATCGCCCGACGCCGCGCACAGGCAACCCATGAGGCCGGCGACTGCCGCGAGGCAGATGGTCTCGTCGTTGTGGACGCCTACGGTTTCCAGTGCGTCCAGCATCGCGCCGGTCGCGCGTCCGATGCGCTGTGCGTCCTCCTCCGTCGCCACGCCGTGCATCTATGCCCCCATCCACCCTGAGCCGTCGCTGCTGCCGCCGCCGTAGCTGGGCGACGGCGCGGCCTGCGCCGGCTTCTTCTTTTCCCGAGCGCCCATCGCCAGCATGCGAAAGCTGTCGGCGTCGTCGCTGGACCAATCGTGGACCGGCGAGGATCGCCACACCTGCCCGGCCTCGTTCCATTCGCGATGGTAGGATTTCAACGACTTCAGCCCCTTGGCGCATTTGGTCGCGTCGAACCAGCACGCCGGTAAGACCATCATCACGGCGTTGATACCGTCTTGGACGGCGCCCGGCCCGGTCGGCACGGTGACGATGTTGCGCATTCCCAGGCTGCCCAGCACGGCCCTGCGGCTGCGGCCCGTGCCCAACTCGTCGACCTCGACATCGTGCGGCAGCAGATGCCGGGCGTAGGTGTACGGCCGTTGATTCAGCAATCGCACGTAGTGATCGAGGCCCACGCCGCTGTCCGATATGTGGTCGATGATGCGCCATTGGCCCGACGGTGCGATCTGCGCGAACCAAATGCTCGTGCTGTTGTCGATCCCGAGATCCCAGCTTGTCGTAACCTGTAGGCGCGGATCGTGCGGGACGGCGGTAATCCGGCCCTCGATCTCCGCTGCGTGCAGCAGCTTGCCGTAATACGACCCGGAGTTTGGCGCATCGAATGAACACTCCAATTCCTGTGCGAACTCGGCCTCGGTCATTTCCCGGCGCAACCTTGCGATGGCGGCTGCCGACAGCGCGCCGGTTTTCCGGTAGTCGAGCAGATACGCAGAATATCCGGGGATCGTCCGCGCGCGGTCGTAGGCGGCTTGCAGCAGACCCCGGCCCTTCGGTGTGCCGGATCGCACCAACGTGCCGTCGCGGTCGGCCAGCATCGGTTCGATGACCAGCGGCACGAGGCTGGGCGGGGTGTCGTCAAACTCGTCGACGACGACAAGATCGGCCGCACCGCCGCGCCAGGAATCCACGCGATCCGCGCCGCCGGCTTGGAACACGCCGCCGTTCGGCAGCCGGATAACCATGTCCGAGCGACGCGCCATCGCACCGGGAATAGCGTCGGCCGCGCGGACCAGTTGGTCCCATAGCCCGGTGCGTTGCCACATGACGCCGTAGGGCAGGATGTGGACGACGCGCGGCAGGGGCTTCGGCTCGGTCAGGGCGCGCTTGAGGCCCAGCCACATCAGCGCGGTCGATTTGCCCGCGCGGCGATGGACGACGGCCACGATGCGCGGCGCGGGATCGTTGAGCAGCGGAATCTGCCAAGGTCGCGGCGCGAACGGCAGCACGATCTCACGGTAGCGGGTCGGTGTCCTGATCGCGGGTTTCCGCTGGTTGGTCGCTATCATGGCGCTCCTGCGGCTGCGCGTCGGCCCAGCGGAACGACAGCGCCAAGGGCTTATCGTCGGCGTTCGCCAGGGCTACGTTGTCCCGCCGCACCCAGCCGCCGCGCCTCTCCAAATAGAACTGGATCGCACCTAGATCGCCCGCGTCGGCCTTCTCGATCAGCCGGCGCGCCATGCGATACGTGATTGACGAGTAGCCGTCGCGCAGCTCGGCTTTGTAGCACCGGCGCAGGGTGTTGGCGCTGATCTTGGCGCCCCCGGCGGTCAGCACGAAGCAGATGCCGGACTGGTCCAGCCCGGCCGCGCACATGAAGGCGACTTGTCGCCGTGTCTCGTCGGTCGGTGTGTGGGGCGCGTTCACGAGGCTTCGGATGCAGTGTGCTTTAAGAGCAGGTAGCGCAGCGAGTCGCGGTCGGCGGTGCTGAAACCGCGTTCGCAGATGCGGTCCATGATCGCCGCTTCGTCCCGGTGGGCCTGCCGAATGTGCGTGTGTTCCTTCGGCACCAGCGCGCCCTCGACCCACCAATGGGGTTCGCCGCGCGGGCTTAGGCTGACGCGGTAGTACATCGCAGGCTCCGTGGGCTTGCGTCTGAATTGTCTGTGCGCAACGGTAGCAGCCGACGCGGCTAGGAACGAGGACGCCGAACGCCTGTAGCCGCTACGGGTTGCCGCGTCGCCCGACCGACCGAGGGAGGCACAATGACCGTCGAAACGAAGTGGACGGACGATATGCTGGCAGAGTTGCGCCGCCACTTCGACGCCGGGACGGGTGGGCTGCGCATCGCGGAGGCGCTGGGTATCAGCAAGGGCGCGGTCCTGGGCAAAATCCATCGGCTGGGCTGGGAACGCGGCCAAGTGTTCCCGGAGACAAGGTGGACGGACGAGCTGGTCGCCGAGTTGCGGACTTACTTCGACAAAGGCCTGACCGACCGCGCCATCGGCGGCAAGATGGGTCTCAGCAAAGGAACCATTTCCGGCAAGTTGGCCCGGATGAAGTGGGTTCGTCCCCCTTCGGCCCCGCAGGCGCCGCGCCCAGCAGCGCCGCGCCCGGCCGCGCCCCGCCACCGTCCCGCCGCGCAGCCGGCCGCGCGTTCTGTGCCCGCGCTGCCGGTTGGCAGCCCGTGTCTTTGGCCAAGTTGGACGATGAAAGACGACGCCTATTGGAGTCTGATAGCGGCCGGCGTTCCGCCTCGATGCGGCAAGCCGTCGACGGTGCGGTACGATGATTTCGGTCGGCCGGTAGCGTGCCAGTACTGCCTGGAGCATGCCGCGCGGGCGTTTCAGGCGAGCGACCAGTTCGTCCGCCGGTTGCGGGCGGCTTAGGCTTCGACCTTGGGCGGGAAATACCTCTCGTGCATGGTCGTTACCATCGCGCGGGTCACTTGGTCGGAGGGCGGTAGCGACGCCG